AGAGAACCATGGAACATCCCGTTCCATGGCTCTCCCTTGCTGATTGTAGTGTGTCGTTTTACCGCGACACCCGGCTACATCACATATATTCATCTAAGCTTAATTGCTCCTTTTATAAACAGACACAAGAACTGATAAACAGGGGCAACCCCCTTGTTTACTGCGTCTTACCCTGTAACAGGAGACCGTACAGGCAACTATTTGTTGGCTGTACGAACCTAGCATTTGAATTATATGATATTTAGTCACCATACCGGATTAAAAACCCGTTATAAGTGACAAGCGCTTGAGTGTAGATAGTTGTGGCTACTATTTACTATACTTTTGCCCTTGCCCAAGAGAGTCAACTCTTTTTCAAATCAAGCCCCTTCTGGCACATTTGTGTTTAGGATATGCGGAACGTATCCCGAATCACTATGTGTCATAAACTATTGCTCCGATTAAGATGTCAAGTATATTAATCGCATAATTAAGCAGTGTTTGGTTTTGTTAGCAGAAGAATCCCCCCTACTAGAGAATGATTTCGTTTTAACGACTGTGCCTCCGCAGAGGACTCGCACAGATCTAGATCTAACAACTCTTTTAGGAAGAATTGGTCTTTTGATACATTTTGGATGCCGATATACGCATCACAAACTATACTGTCGCAATATAACTCTTTATAAGTATGTTTACTTCCTGACAACCTGAGGGAAGAGGTTTGGACACCTAAATTTTCCATACCGCTGTACTGAGTTTGAGGTTTTGCTATGATTATTTATTTGATGGACTTTTTGGACTATAGTTTTGGTTTTGTTTAGCCTGTTGAGGTTAGTTCTACGCCTACTAAAATTATGAATCTATTCAATTTCGAGGAATCAAATTTGAACGTCCAAGGCGTCTCGTTGGGATTTATCCTAACCTGTTTTGGCATTGTTTTTGCCTTTTTTCTGTTTCATTTCAACGTGCTTGTTTCCCAAACTGGTTATGGCCAGTCTAAATGGGAAGCGAAAAAGCGCAATGAAAAGAACGCTCGCGACCGTAAGGATCGCGCTCTCCGTGATAAGGAATCACGTGAGAAAGAATCACGACAAAAAGCCCGTATCCGCCGTGCTAACCAGGGAGTTCTAAACTCCCAGGCTTCAGCTAGCGACTTCATCAGTTTATCTGAAGATGTTCGTGAATGGCTTTTGGATAATTTTGGCCGTGCCTGGTTGGCACTTCGTGAGCTTACTTCTGAGCTTCATCTTGACATTCCGGATCTAACAACCATGATCCCAGATTTATCTTTTGTCGAGAAATATTACACGCTCATCAAAGGAAGCGATATTGCTTCCGAGGCCCATTATTTGGTCCGCATGATGATCTCACTTGGTTGGATTAAGAAGATCGATTTCCGTATCAAAGGTTACTCTTTTGTAGCTACGGAACCCATTCGTGAGAAGGTAACCACCCTTCACTTCTTTGAAAAACTATCCAGCTTCGGCAAACTCGTCATTGAAAAGGTCACCCTAGTTTTTAACTCTGGGAATTTTACCGACTTTTTCGCTTCTGAACTAAAGAATAAATATGACATTGAGTTTGCGTTTCTTAAGTCTCAAAAGACTTGCATTGATTTAGGCCGTAAGGCTGAGGTCAGTGAGGAAACTTATGATCGTCGTCTCGCCGAGTGTATTGATACTACAAATTCGTATCTTGCCAACTGCAAGCAGAGCGAACGTGCATACTATGCATCTCGTCTCAATGTCCTTAAAGACTTGCAGACTTCTCGTACACTATCGAAGAAGGACAACATTCGTGAGAAACCCTATGGAGTTTTGCTTTTTGGCGATTCCGGTGTGGGTAAGTCTGCCATTTCTAATGCGCTTACTCGCTACATCCTCCAGGTGAATGGTCGAGATTACAGCCCCCGTGCTATTATTACTCTCAACCAAGAGGACAAGTTCCAGTCGGAATTTTCCACCTACCATGATGGCGTGATCATGGACGACATCGGCAACACAGCGTTGGACTTTACCGATGGATCACCTGCCACTCCGATCATTATGTTTTTGAACCAAGTACCCATGGCTGCATTGAACCCTAACGCAGAAATGAAGGGAAAGGTGATGAT